GCAGCATTGAAAGAACGTGGTATCAACAAACCGTCCAATACGGGCGAGAAAAAGTTGAGAGAGGCGTTAAAAGATGCAATTAAGTGATGTTGACCTAATGTTGGGAACGTCTTATGTGGGTTCGAGTGATGAGCCGATGTATGAGGCACAGCTAGAGGCGGCGAAAAGCCAGGCGAAAGAGTATTGTAACCGTGACTTTCTAAACGATGATGGCATTGAGGAATACCCGAAAAGCGTACAGATGGGCGTTTCTATGATGGTTAAATCCATGAGTGAGGATCAAAATGTTGCGTCCGAGTCATTAGAGGGTATGTCACAGTCATTCTTTGAAAATGGCACATTCAAAAGCGCATTGGTTTACTTCAAGCCGTTTCGCAAAGTTGGGTTCAAGTAATGGGAACAACAATTAAAAACACGAACAACATCCCACGTTTACGGCGTGTGCTGAATGAATTAGGCAAAAAGACTATTAAAGTTGGCGTGTTTGGATCAGATAACTACGAATACGGAAATGATGCCGATTTAGTTACTATCGCCAGGGTGCATGAGTATGGCATGACCATTAGGCCAAGAGAAGCGCAATGGCTCACTATACCGCTTATACCCGATGCAAAAGGAAAACGTGCTAGGGATTTTGAGTTATTCTTCTACCAACCCGATGGTGAGGATTATGCGTTGCTTGCTAGGGAAAGAGGAAATGGCGACATTGAAAACGTATTTTTGTTGCTGAAATCCGTTGAGATACCCGAACGTTCTTTCATTCGTACCGGTTTTGACCAAAACGTGGATGAAATCACAGACAAGATTGAGGATATGCTTAACGATGTAATAGCATTAAGGGTTGATCCCGATACGTTCGCCGATGAAATAGGGCGTGAGTTTGCAGGATTAATCCAAAAGCATACAAAGCGCTTATCTACACCGCCAAACTCTAGCATTACATCCAATGTGAAACAGTCTAGTAATCCACTTAACGATACGGGCAACTTAATCCGTAGCATACGGCATGAAGTGGAGTGAGTATATGCCGAAACAGTTGAAATTTAAGCACTTAATCCTAAAACATGCAGTACCATTCACCGTTGTTATCAAAAGTGAGGGGTACTACAACGATTACGGCAAATGGGTGGAAGGTTCAACCACAAATGAGCAACGTGAGGGCGCTATCTTGCCTATATCGAAAGATGATCTAAAACACGTTGAGAATGGAACCTATACCACCAAGGATAGAAAGGTATATACGCTTTCCCCGCTTAGTGTGGGCGATGAAATCACCTATGAGGGGCAAACGTACACGATAGATCAAAATAAGCCTTACAACGCTTATACAGACGTTTATATCTATTTTGCTAAGGGGGCGAGCGCATGAACATCCAACAGTTAAGAAATGCGTTGATCCCAGAGCTTAATAATAAGATGAGCGGATTGATTATTGAAGCGAACCAAACGGGGGGTAAACCCGATACGCCACATGCAACTTTTAATATCACCACACCATATGCGAAGGATGCAGGGCGAGCCAATGAGCGGGGTGTTGATGGAACCACCTATCAACTGGAACGAAATGAAACGTATAAGGTTACGTTATCATTCACCGCTTATGCTATGGATGAAGGGGATTCCCTAAACTTAGCACAAGAGATTCACGATTGGTTTAGTTTTAGTGGCGATTCGTTTTTATCGAGCAACAACATTGTGGTTGTCAATCAAGATAACATTCAAAATAGAGATGCGTTCCTGGTGAACGATTACGAGCGTCGCAATGGATTTGATGTTATATTGAGATTAGAACGAACACTAACGAAAGACATTGATTACATTGAGGATGCTGAAATGACTGGTGAAGTATCATGGCCGGAGGATAACCGTGAGAAATTCACGTTCAATGGTGATGATGATACCGGATTCAGAGAAGGTATTTTTAATGATTAAGGGAGGAAGTTAAATGAGTAACCGTTATGTTGACGTTACGATTACGAACCAAACCCAGGCAGTAAGCCAAGCGGGTTTTGGACTACCGCTTATCTTGGACACAAGCGCGGATTTTGCTTATAAAGAGTATAACGATTTAACCGAATTAGCCGTTGATTTCTCTAGTGGAACGCCAGTACACGACATTGCATCCGCTATGTTCAACCAAGAGCCACAACCTTCAAAGGTAGCGGTTCATGGTACATCTTACACAAGCGGAACGGATGCAGCTAGTGACCTATCCGCAGCATTAGACACGCTAACGATAGATCACGATGATTGGTATTTTCTTGTTTCTGTAGAACAAAATGACGAGGAAATCCAAGAGCTTGCCGATTGGACAGACGCCAATGATAAATTATACGGCGCAAGCACATCCAACCAAACGCCATCCCTATCGAATAAACGCGCATTTGTATTGGTTCACCCGAACGCTGCAAGCGAATATCCGGCAGAGGCATGGATTGGACGTTGTGCAGCATTAGAGCCAGGATCAATCACATGGCAGTTTAAAACGCTCAATGGCGTTACCAATTCCGGTTACACGGGCGGTGAAGTCAATTCCATTCATTCCGCTAACCTGAATACGTACATTAAAGAGGGTGGCGTATTAATCACATCCAATGCGGTTACGGGTGATGGAACATACATTGACATCATACGTGGACAAGACTTCTTAAAAGCGCGTATGGCCGAAAATGTGTTCCAGTTGCTTGCATCCACAAACAAAATCCCTTACACAAACGGCGGTATTGCACAAGTAGTGGACCGTGTTGAGGAAACCTTACAATTAGGTGCTAGTATGGGTATTATCGCAACGGATGAGGATGGACAACCCGTTTACAGTGTAGAAGCACCGAACGCGTCAGAGGTAAGCGTAACGGATAAATCGAACCGCCTACTTCCAAATGTGAATTGGACAGCTACTATTGCGGGTGCGGTCCATGATGTAGATATTAACGGCACACTAAGTGTGTAATAACGGGGAGGGTATCAAATGAGTAACTATGATTCTAAAAATGTAAGCGTGATTATTGACGGTCACTTTGTTACGGGATTCCATGATGGAACATTCGTGAGCGTTGAGAAAAACAACGACAACTTCACAGAGCATGTTGGAGCGCAAGGTGATGTAACATTTTCCGAGAACGCCGATGGTAGCGGAACCATCACATTCACAGTGAAACAAACGTCCACTTCACTGCCTTACTTGCAGAAACTATCCAAGCGCAAGGACACCTATTCAGCGCGTGTGATTGATGCGAACGATGGATCATTTAAAGCGGGCGGAAATGAAGCGCGCATTCGTCGTACACCAGGGCGAGAATTTGGTTCCGAGGTTGCAGGTGTTGAGGTTCAAGTTTATGTCGCTGATTACGACGCAAAATAATCTATTAATCTTTAATTTGAAAGGGGTAAAATAAAATGCCAGAAGAAACAGCGAAAACCAAACAGTTTACGAGTGAAAAAGGGAATGAATACACATTCCAAATGGTTGATCCGGTTCCATGGATGGATATTATGGACGAGGTAGAGGCGAACAAAGAAAAACCACGCCGCACATTATATCCAAAAGTGTTAGAGGAAATTGTGGTTCAACCGAAAATGAAATTAGATGATTTTGAAACGTATGCTGAAATGGAGGAAGTCGTAACGGCGGCCTTACGATTTCAACGCGGGAAATAGAGAACTTATGGCGCTCACAAGCATAGATGGTGTTGGTGAGCGCCATATTTCTAATGCTCATAAATTTTGGTGGGCGTATCGTATAGCGAACGAATGGCATCTTGATCCAAGAAAGGTTAAACGATGGAATGCTAATGACATTATGGAGGCGTTAGCAGCTATCGGGTTAACTGAAAAGGAAATCAAGAAAAATCAACCTTCCACATAAAAGGGGGGAGAATGTTTGGAAACATTACGCGAGTTAACCGTGGGCATAGATTTTGATGAGTTTAATTTAAAAAAGCTCTTAGAAATCGATAATGCCATGGACGAAATAGAAGATGGATTTAATGAGTTAGACCGCAGCACAAAAGAAACGAGCCAAAACTTTGAGGGTATGGAGAAAGATGCAGGCGACGCATTATCTCAACTAAAAAGACACACCGAACGCAACAGCGACGCTATGGATCAGTTTGGCAATCAAACAACAACAAGCGGAATACAAGCGAGTGATGCCATTGATGATGTGGATGATGAGGTTAACGAGTTGAACCGTTCATTATTTATGACAAATTTATTGGCGACACAATCATTTAATAAAATGAGCGATGGATTTGACCGCATGAACCGTGGCATTTTAGGTGTTCATCATAGGATTATGATACTAGGAACCGTTTTTGTGGCGACATTAAGCGCTGCTATTGCTATAACGGGGCCATTACTTGCCGCCTTAGGGGCCATAACCGCCTCATTGACCGTTGCGGGAACAGCAGCAGCAGGATTTGGGGCGGTAGCCGTTGGTGCACTATCGGAAATATTCGAGGCATCAGAGGAAGTCGAAAAGATTCAAGAAAAGATAGCGGATGCCGACACATGGAAAGAAGAAATGAAAGCCAGGCAAGAGCTCGCGAAAGTGTATGACGGATTAAGCGATTCTCAACGTGGCGCATTGGATCAGTTGCAAGAGTTTAAAGATTTTTGGGGAGACTTTGTAAAACAATTCGAGGAACCAGTGTTTGAAGTATTCACATCATCCTTAGAATTTTTACAAGGATTATTGAAGCGTATGGCTCCAACTATCGAAATTGCAGCGGATGTATTCAACGACCTCATGGACGAATTAAACACTGACTTACGATATGACGATGATTGGCGTGACTTCTTTGAATGGTTGGAGAATAACGCCGCCCGTTCTCTTAGGAATTTTGCTGAGATCGCAGGGAACTTCATAGGTGGATTTATCAATCTGCTCCAAGGTTTCACGCCAATATCAGACGATGTTGAGGGCGGATTATTGGGTATGTCCGAGCGATTCAAAGAGTGGAGCGACACCTTGTCCACAAACAAAGGATTCCAGAACTTTATTGAGTACGCTAAAGAAAACGGTCCACTTGTCCTTGATACGTTCGGGGAGTTAGTGGAAACGGGTGAAAACATTGTGAAGGAATTAGCGCCTATTGGAACGAAAGTGTTAGAAGGTGTTAAAGACTTTGCGGGAGCCGTGAATGATAATTGGCCCCAAGTACGAGAAACCGTTGTAGGTTTAACTACCGCCGTAGGATCATTTGTTGCAATTATGGGAGCTTTGAAAGTCATTAGTTTTGTTAACGCCATGTTGGTTGCATTCCAAGTCGGAACCGTTGGCGCTACATTAGCACAGTGGGGATTCAACGCTGCATTATGGGCCAACCCGATAACATGGGTTGTAGCGGGTGTAGCAGCATTAATCGCTATCATTGTCCTCATGGTGCGAAATTGGGATACTGTCAAAGATGCCTTATGGAGTGTTTGGGAGTCTGTCAGCGATGCCTGGAGCAATATATGGGATGCCACGCAAACGGTGTGGTATAAAGTAGAACAATTTGTTGCTAACGGGATCAATAATGTTATTGGACACATTAATGATTTAATCGGGAAAATTAACGACATCCCAGGGGTTAACGTGCCGATTATTCCAAAAATAGAACAGCCGGAAATTCCAGAAGTTGCAGCGCAAGACGCCGGACTATCACCTATGGCTTATAGGGGTGTGGATGGATCACATGCGAGCGGATTGTACAGCGTTCCGTATGATGGTTACACAGCAAACCTTCACGAAGGCGAGTCCGTGTTAACCGCCGGTCAATCACAAGCCTTGAAAGAAACGGGGATATTGAGCAAGAAAGGCGACAGACCGCAGACAAATATATCTAAACGACAAAACGCTTATAATCAATTAACGCATTCGCCACAGTATTACATTGAAATCAATGGTGCGGATGATCCGGAAGAAACAGAGCGTCGCGTGCGCAAAGTAGTAAAAGATGAAAACGACAGATTTTGGCGTCATATGAACGAACGAGAACCGGAAGGGGCATAAGGAGGGATTCCATGCCACAGTTAGGCGATGTATTCTTAAATACCGTATATGATGAAAAGCCTAGAAGGTCCGTCAGAGCGACGGACCACCCTATTGAGGGTGGGGAGAACATCACAGACCACACTGAACGCCAACCGGAAAGCATGACCATAGGGGGCGTTGTGGTTGGTCCAGATGCCTCCAACCGCCTTTATAAATTGGAACAATACATGAACAATAGCGAGCTACTAAAATACGTGTACCGAAACATCAAAACCAATGTCATTATCAATAATTTTGAAACCACACACGATGCCGAGGTAGCGGATGGTTTTAAATTCTCTATGACATTACGAGAGATACGTGTCGCAGAACCATCCATTATGAAATCATTAGACCGTGGCACGAAAAAACAAGCTGCTAGCCTAGAAAACAAAGGACAACAGCAGGCAACTGGTGGTTCAACTAAGGTTTATGTTGTGAAATCCGGCGACTCATTAAGTAGTATAGGCGCTAAGTTTGGTGTGAACTATACGAAAATCCATGACCGCAACCGTGGCATTATCGGTAGTGATCCGACGAATATCTATCCAGGGCAAAAACTCATCATCCCAGTAAGTGGTTCGAGCTCAACGGGTGGAGGCTCACAAACAAGCATCACCGGCGATGTGAAAACACCGAATAATGATAGGGTGGTGTTCCAATGATCTTAAATATTGATAAAGAGGCCATCCCTTATTATTTTGATGTAAATTTAGGCGGCGAAACCTACACCATGGCGATCCACTATAACAGCCGTTATGACTTCTTCACAGCGGGGTTGCAAAAAGATGATGATGTAATCATTACAGAGGATAAAATTGTCTATGGGCGTCCTCTATTTTCCGTTATTGAGGATGATGAGCGCTTGCCAAACGTCACCATAATTCCCCTAGACGAAGGGGGAGGCCAAGAGGAACGTGTTACGTATGAAAATTTAGGTGAAACGGTTTTCCTATGGGTTGGTGAATTGGATGAATGAATTGTTCAAGCGAAAAATCGAATTAACGGTTGGTTCTAAATCCTTCACAAGCGATGATTTCACTATCTATTTTGATATTCCGTTTTCAAATTCAGAAGAACCGAACATTGGAGAGATCAATGTCTATAACTTGAAGGATTCCACGATAAACGAGATCAAGAAAACCTCCAACGTGATCCTCAATTCCGGTTATGAGGGTGATGTTGGGGCGATTTTATTAGGTGAAGTCAAAAAGAGTTTTGCCGAATGGGATAGTGTTGATAAGATAACCACCATTGATGCGTTAGACGGAAGTGAAACATGGTTAAACGATCCAGTTAAGCGGACGTATAAACCAGGCATTACCGCTAAACAAGTGTTAAATGATCTTTTGAATGCAACGGGTTTAGAAATAGGTGCTTTTTCCTTGCCAGATAACAAGGTATATCATGGTGGTAAAACCGTAAACGGCAGGTTATCAAACGCTATTGCATCCATTGTTCGAGATTGTGGAGCCAAAACCCATGTGAACCGTGGAAAAATATTTATTCGTCCTAGAAGCGACGGGGATAACATCGGTTTTGTGTTAAATAAAGAACGTGGGTTGATTTCCTCTCCAACACCTACCGAAAAGGAAGTTGAAACGGGTGGGAAGGATCAAAATGGAATGCCGATTCGTGAAACGGTTAAGGGGTGGGGAGTAAAATGCCTGCTCAATCATCGGATCACAACAGATTCAATTTTAATTATCGAGTCGAAAACCGCAAACGGAACATTCCGAGTGGATAGTGGAGTACACAAACATGATGGGAGAGATTTCATCACGGAAATGGAGGTGTTCCCGCTATGAGCCAAGAAGGTGTAACGTTTTTCGAAAAAATGAAGCGCAACTTAGTGGCCGGATTGAACACCTGCGCTATAGGCAAAATCGAGGCGTTTGACGGGGAAAAAATGCAGGCAAGTGTTACAGTATTCCCCGATGAGGATTTGATCCAGAATGCCCCCGTTATGGCGATACAAACGAGTGATTTTTATATCCGTGTTCCATACCAAAAAGGGGATTATGTTTTAGTCGCTTTTGCGCAGCGCGATATTGAGGCCATTTTATATAAAGGGGCCACGCCATCCGAACGCATGTTATCGAAGGATGATGCCGTTATATTAGGTGGTATCAACTTATTCACAGAATCCCTTCCATCCGATCATACCGATAAGCTAGTTATAGGGCAAAAAGATGGTGGAGCTAACATCACTATGGGGAATGGAGAAATTAATTTGAATGGCGTTGTGAAAGCAAACGGAAATGAATTGTAGGAGGGTTGTAAATGAAATCATTTTACATTAACCCAGAAACGAATGATATTGAGTTAGATGGTTCAAATGAGATCAAGATGGTGGAAGGTGATGAGGAATTGATCCAATCGGTTCGCCTCATCATCACAACCAATTTAGGGGAATGGTTCTTAAATCCCGAACATGGATTTGACCGTTTCGCCGTGTTAGGTAAACAAATTGAGCGTGATGTTGTTATTGATTCACTCTATCAAGCTATTTTGCAAGAGGAGCGCGTTTCCAGGGTGGAAAATGTTACAATGGAAATAGATAAAGAGAATCGTAAATTGAATATTTCATTTGCGTTCTTCAAACAAAACGGCGACTTAGCGGAGGGGAGTGTAAATGTATGACATTAACCGCAGAAGGATTCCAAAGAAAGCGGTATGACGATTTCATCACAGAAATGGAACAGCAAGCACGGGAATTGTTTGGTGCGGATGTGAATTTGTCCGAAAGCTCACCATTAGGGCGTTGGATCAAGTTGATAGCGTATGTCAGGGCAGAGGAAAACGAAAAAGCCGAGCAAGTTTACTTTTCCGCTTTCTACGACACAGCAGAGGGCGTTAACCTGGACCATGTTTGTAAATACATCGGGATTCAACGTCAACCAGCTACAAAAGCGAGTGCAGAAAAAGCGATTGAAGCAACCGTTGATAGTGGATCATCCCTTTCAAGTGGATTGGTTATTGCAACCACGGATGGTGTTGAATTTGTAACAACAGAAAGCGTTACGGATGATGATAACGATGGGTTGGTTTTAATCGACGTAGAGGCGTCCGAAGCAGGCGTTGAGGGTAATGTACCCACTGGAACCATTACAGAAATCAACACACCAGTAGCAAACCTTCAAAGTGTAACAAACGTTAAGGAATTAACGGGAGGTTCTAAGCGTGAAACCGATCCCGAATTGCGGAACCGTTACGCTCAATCAGTTGCCAAAGGTGGAGCCTCCACCATCGACGGGATCAGAGCAACCCTTTTAAATGAAGTTGAGGGCGTTCGTGCTGCCGTTGTTATTGAGAACAATGAAGATGAAACGGATGCAGATGGCAGGCCTCCCCACAGCTTTGAAACGGTTATATTAGGTGGACAAGATACCGACATTGGACAAGCTATATTAAAATCCAAACCCGCAGGCATTCAAGCCTATGGCGGTCAAACGGTGCAAGTGGATGATTCAGCCGGCAACCCTCAAACCATTGGATACAGCACAGCACAAGTGGTAGATATTTACGTAGATATAACACTCACAACAAACGCCTCATTCCCTACAGATGGCGTGAATTTGGTGAAATTGGAAGTAGTTAAATATATTGGTGGAACCGATTCAGACGGAAATACCTACAATGGATTAGGAATGGGCGAGGATGTTGTCCATGCCAAACTCATCAACTCCATTTTCGATATTGAGGGCGTAACAGATGCCGTTGTTACATTATCGACGGATAACACGAATTTCGATGCGTCTAACGTAACCGTTAACCCTACAGAGGTAGCCGTTACGGATATTGACCAGGTGGTTGTTACACAATGAATGAAGTCCTAAACAAATTCATCGACAGATTGACCGATAACATCAACGTTCAAGAGGGAAGTAAAACTCACGCATTGCTAGAAGTCACCGCCCACCACATCCAAGAAAACGAGGATTTATATGAACAAATGGGGAATTGGCGTGACATTGACCAAGCGGAAGGAACAACGTTAGAGCGAATTGGCGGAAACGTACAGCAACCTAGAGGGCAAGCCAATGACAGCGTGTACCGTGTTTTGATTAAGTCCAAGATCAAGCGCAATCTTTCAAATGGTTCTATTGACACATTAGTTGATTTCCTCAGTTTCATTCTACAAATCAGCAAGAGTGATGTGGAGGTCATTGAATTATGGGATAAAAACGAACATGCCACACTTAAAATCAACGTTCCGAGTAATTCCGTCACATCCACAGGGTTAACGCAAGCGCAATTCGGAACATTAGTGAATTTAGTGGTAGCAGCAGGAGTGAAAGCGAACGTATTGTTTGAAGGAACCTTTTCATTCAGCAATGATTACGACACGAGCCAAACAAATGATCCAGACGGTTTTGCCGATGATGAACGAACAACCGGCGGTACATTAGGTTATGCCTATGATCCGGCTTATGATTTTGTTTTACCATTTTAGGAGGGATATAAATGCCATGGAATAAACCTTTACCAGAGTGGAATAAATCCGCCCCAAAACCGGCACAATTCAAACTTGATGAGGGTTGGTTAGTTGAGGAAAAGCCACCTGCATCAATATTCAACTGGTTCCAGTACACTGCATACCACGCCATTAAAGAATTGCAGGATAACGGATACACGAAAACCGAAGCGATAGCATGGCTCAAAACACCGTAGAGGCATACGCCGAGCCAATCATCACGAAAAATACGGCATTTAACAAGGATTTTGGAACATCCCCAGGAACCGTTGCCGAGGGTGACGTTGTGCCAAGGGTTACAGCGATTGAAGATGATTGGTCACTTAAAGAACGACAAACAGCCAATCCAACGCATGGGGTTAGCGTTTTAAATAGTGATATTCCGTCAAGCCTGAAAGTTGAATTTTATGGGAATACGTTGGTTAATTTGTTAGGCAAAATCGGTAATTTTGAAACGGATTCGGACGGAGATGGAATTGCTGATGGATTTGAAAGAATAGGTTCTGGCGGAGAATTTTTATTATCTAATGACGGTAAGTATGGAGAGTATCAACAAGAAATAC